CTTGAATGCAGGGAAGTGAAAGGTTTTTGGGTAGACGATGCGCGCGTGAAGATAAAAGTCGCGGCAGACATATACCCGTTCAAATTCATCGCTGTGAAAGTGCGCGCTAAGAAAGACGGGGGCGGCTGGTCCATGGAGGAATTTTAATGCGCTATTGCAACCAACACCGCCAGCTCGCCCCAGTCACAGGCGGGAAATGGCGAGTCACGAACAATGGTCTGCGTAGGCATTGGGTCTGCGCAGAGTGTGCGGCGAAACAGGAGACGAATCATGTTTGACCACAAGCAATATGGGCCTTCAAAAATATCAGTTGATTCGCGTGTAACAGGGCATGAGCATCGAGCGCCGACAGATGACTCTGTGCGGTTGCTGCAAGAGATGCAGAAAAAGATTCGCAATGAAGTTGAGAAAGCTGTTCCGCTTGAGCCGAACCTACTCAAGGCGCTAATGTGGACGGAACAAGGAACGCTATGGCCCGAAGTAGTCGTAATCTATGAGCTGAACGGCGTCAAATATGAAGCGCATACACGAATCACGCCAGATATTGAACATGACGATGAATCTATTCGTCGTGCCGTGGTCAAAACGGTCGCAGAAGGATTTGCTGTTGCCATGCTATCGGGGATGAATCATGCACGCTGATGTCATCGCAGCATTTTCAGTAGGAATCGTTGTTGGCGTCTTCGTCGGCGTGTTCGTGATGGGACTGTGCCGTGCGGCTGGGCGAGATTTTGAGGCGATTCAGCGCATGCGAGAGGGTGAGCATGGATGAGTCTAATATTCACACTGTTATCATTCGTGCATGCGATATTGATCCTGAACGAATCAAGGCGCTGTTCGCGGATAACAAGAGTCTTTTGGCACAAGCATTACAGCGTCCAAGGATAATGTACATTCCTGTGCGTGAGACTCATTTCCCTTGGAATTGTCACGAATCGTGGTATGACGGAGCGGAGTTCATCGGCTACCCGCATGATGCGCAACTTGCCAGTGCGGAAATTTGACGGTACAGTAAAGTATCGTGAGTGTGGCGCAGACTGGTAGCGCGTCTGATTTGGGATCAGAAGGCCGCAGGTTCGAGCCCTGCCACTCGCACCAAGTTTCGCGCCTGCGCATAAGTCCGATTCGTCTCCGGCAGCGTGGGCGCACCTAATACTTAACCGAACCGTCAATAATTCCCGTGTATATATGCTGCGCCAACTAACCGTCGAATATCGCACTACGGAAAGCTTGGTTCCTTATGCGGGAAATGCGCGTACTCATAGCGCTGCCCAAGTAGTTGAAATTGCGCGCAGCATCAACGAGTTCGGGTTCACGAATCCAATTCTGATCGATGACACGGGACTGATTGTCGCTGGGCATGGACGGTTACAGGCCGCGCAGAAACTCAAGCTTGCGGAAGTGCCGACGATTACCCTTCATGGTCTGAGCAACAAGCAGAAGCGGGCGCTGGTGTTGGCCGACAATCGAATCCAGTTGAATGCTGGATGGGATTTCGACTTGCTTACCCATGAACTAGATGCATTGCGTGATGATGGCTTTGACGTGTCACTCCTTGGATTCTCGGCCGAGGAATTGAACGACATGATAGGGACGCCTAACGTTGCGCCTGCCGATACGCCAGAAAGCGCTAGCGCTATGTGTAAATGCCCATCGTGCGGCTATGAGTGGCAATCATGAGCCGTACTGCTTTCGTTCCGACAGATGAGCAACGCAATGCCGTCTCTATCATGGCGGCATGCGGAACGCCTCACCGCATCATCTGCAAGAAAATCATTAATCATCAGACAAGTCTGCCGATTGACGAGAAGACGTTACGCAAGGCATTTCGTCAAGAGCTAGATGAAGGACTGATTGCAACTAACGCAATGGTTAAGCAATCTCTCATCAAGACGGCGATGAGTACGCGCAACAATTCAGTCCAGGCAGCCACCGCTTGGCTCGGCGCGCACGGTGGACCAGAATGGCGCAAAAAGGTTGATCTAGACCTTTCAAATAAGGATGACAAGCCTTTTAAGGTCGAGTTGACTGAAGCTAGATTCGCCGCAATCGCCAAAGGCACAGTCGAGGACGTGTAATGGCAGTTGATGCAACAGAAGAGGAACAGCGCTTTGTTGCAAAGTACCTGGCGCGTGAAGACTTCTATTTCTTCGTGCGCTGGATGTTCCTTCAAAGGCGTGGCTATAAATGGCTGCGCGCTAGCCATCATCAGATAATCTGCAATGCACTCATGCGCGTTTATCGCGGAGAATGCACGCGGCTGATTATCAATATTCCGCCTCGCTACTCAAAAACTGAATTGGCTGTTGTCAATTGGATCGCATGGTGTCTAGGGAAGCATCCAGATAGTGAATTCATCCACGTCAGCTATTCAGCCATGCTGGCGATCAATAATTCCGCGCAGATTAGGGATTTGATTTGCCATGAGGCGTATATGGACATTTTCCCAACCGTAATGTTGAAAGGCGATACGAACGCCAAAGACCATTGGAAGACTACGGATGGCGGCGTTATGTATGCGACTGGCGCAGGCGGTACAATTACTGGCTTTGGTGCCGGTAAGCAGCGTGACGGATTTGGTGGTGCGATACTGATCGATGACCCACATAAGGCCGATGAGGCTAGCTCAGATGTCATTCGCTCTGGCGTCATCGATTGGTTTCAGAACACACTTGAGTCTCGCAAGAACGACCCAAAGAGAACGCCCATTATCGTCGTCATGCAACGTCTGCACGAACGAGACTTGGCCGGATGGTTACTTGACGGCGGCAACGGCGAACAATGGGAGCATGTGTGCTTGCCTGCGCTGCAGGATGACGGCACGGCGCTATGGCCTGAAAAGCACAGCATCGAGCAATTGCTTAAGATGGAACAGGCTGCGCCGTATCACTTCGCTGGGCAGTATCAGCAGCGCCCCAGCGCACGCCAGGGCAATTTCTATCAGCCTGATCGCATAAACATCGTCGAAGCCATTCCGCCAGGTATACGATGGATTCGCGGCTGGGACTTCGCCGCAACCGCTCCTCGCGCCGGTAGCGACCCCGATTACACTGTAGGTATCAAGCTTGGCGTATCGCAGGACGGCCGATATTGGATCGGCGATATGTCACGCCTGCGGGGACTTCCAGATGAAGTAGAGCGTGCCCTATTGAACGCAGCGCAGCGCGATGGACGTGAAGCCAAGCAAAGCATCCCACAGGACCCAGGACAGGCTGGGAAAGCCCAAGTTGCGGCATTCACTCGATTGCTTGCCGGTTTCAGTGTGATGTCGTCACCCGAGTCAGGCGACAAGGAAACTCGCGCAGGTCCATTCGCTGCGCAGGTAAACATCGGCAATGTGAACATGATACGCGCCGAGTGGAACGATGCGGTGATAAACGAACTCCGCATGTTCCCGAACGGCGCGCATGATGATATTTCAGATGCAGCCGCACGTGCGTTCAATTCGCTACATGGTGGCAATGAGGGGATTATCGGGTTTTACAAGAGTCTTGGTCTGCAATGATTCGATAAGCAACAATGTCACTTCTATTGTTGTGATGATTCCATTGTAAATGTTTTGCGCGGAAACCTTTTATTGAAAACATGCTGTTACGAAGGCGATATTCTATGATCGCATCTTCATGAACAGGACATTCACCACCATTCCATTCTACCCAATCCGATTCAACTTTCTTATTTTGCTGATCGGTTTTGGATAGCTCGGCAAGCAGCGCATCAGCAAATGTAACGGACATTTCTGCCACGTGTACCGGCGACAGATCTACCTCATACGCCCATTCCATAAGTCCCTGCATCGCCATCGCTGCAATCATTGCGCGGTCGTTCATTCTTCTTCACCTTGTATGATGCGTCGCGCGATTATGATTTGGTCGCGTAACATGTCGTAAGCATCAGCAGCCATTTCTATTGCAGCTTCAAGCGGCTCGAATTGATTCATGCAAGCTCGTATTGCTGCATTCTCGTCACCTGGGGCGTAATCGCCACTGTCAACCCACTCAATGTCGTGAAGGGCTTCTGCAACTAGTTTTAGGTGACGCTTGAAAGCCATGCGCTCAGGTGTGCTAGTGTCAAAGTTGGCTTCGTCAACTAAATTACATAGGTAATTCATGCTGCCGCCGCTCATTGTGCGTCCTATCTAATTGCTATGATCTGGAAAAATGCAACTTTCGCCCAATCCACGTCTTTGACCAAGTGTGGACCAGACGATTCGTCGCTGCCAATAAGGATGATGTTAACGACATAGTTAAGATCGGCCGGTATCGAATCCTTGTCGCACGTGATCCATTGGCAGAATGGAGTCTGCTTAGGCGGTGACGGCTCTTGATAGTCGAACTGCGTGTAATGCTCGCACTTATCAGCATATAGCATCCACGTGCGATAGCCGTCTTCAGAAGACATATCAACGGCTTCATCAGATCGTTTATCGCATCCAATGAATCCCGTATCATTTGTCCACGTGGAGTAGTTGTATCCTTCTCGGACCTCGAAATTCTTGCAGAAAAGGCATAGCTTCTCGCTCATGGTTTTCCTTTAAGGTATTCGCCGATGGCTTTGGTATGCATGTGCGGCGGAAGCGGCGATCCTATTGGCTTCGCATTCGGCACTGTAGCTGGATGCGGGACTGCGGCGAGCATGGAATCCCAGTAGCCAGACGCATTGTGTGAACTCATCATCCAACACTCGCCACCGGCACGTACCATTTCCTCAGTGGGAACTATTGGAACCAGCTTCCACCCGTCCGGCACGGTTGCCGGATGCGCAGCAGCGGTGCTCTCGTTGTGGTGCCACAGAAATGCACAGTAGGCTGCAACGTCGCGCGGGTCGCCCTTGGCAAGATGCTCGATAAGCTTGGCTCGGCACTCGTCCATCCATTCGGCGGATGACCACCCATCAGAATAGCCGTATTTCTTTTGCGCACCGTACAGCTTCAGCGCGAGTGCGCCAGCGAATCCACATACAAGCTTCTTTGTTTCGTCATGCAGTCCAGCCGGTACATATATTTCACGGATGCAGCTTTCAGCATTCTCGCCGACCGGCTTCTGCTCAAGCAGCGTTGCGAGGTATTCAATCATGCCGCGAACCGATGGCGGCATCTGTAGATTTTCGAGCGCCAGGCGCACCTCTTCTGCTGTGTATGTCATGAATTCACGTCCTTCCCTTGATCTGTGAGTACAGGTAATTGATTTCTACACAACTGCACCATTACCATTGAATATTCAGATATTCATTCCAAGCTTGGACCCATCATGGCTATTCTTTCGGCGGCTCGATGAGCATGAAGTTGCTAAGCATCTTCGTCTCCTAAAGTCATTCCACCATAGCAAAAGTTTACCAGCGCGTCAAGAATTGCTTTCTTGATGTTTCATCTATGCCATGCTTTACTTCAGCCGTTTATCCTAAACCCGCATGGAGTCTCCATCATGGCAAGCAAAGTCGTTA